ACTGATATTATCTACTTAGAGGGTGTAAACCAAAGTCATAGTGGTGTTGAAGTTGAAGCAAAGGTTGCCTTACATGAGATGGTGGAATTAGATTTCGCTTTCAGTAAAGGTGATTGGTTCTTCGATGGGGATGCCAAAGGTGACTATTTAGAACAAGAGTATAATGATGATGGTCAGATCATCGGACAGATGAGTACCGAATATACCTATGCTCTTAACAATCTAAAAGTTGGTGATATGCCACAAACTGCTTATGTTGGTGGTTTAACACTAAAACCAATCGCTGGATTGAACATTCAAGGACTATTAAAAGTCTATGATGACAATTATGCTGATTGGTCACCAGACTCTCGTGAGGTTGATGGTGATGAGGATAGAGCACAAGTTTGGAAAGCTCCTGGCTATTCTAAATTTGATCTACATGCTTCATATAGATTACCAGATATTGCTGGTTATGGTGTGACCATTCATGGTCATGTCTTCAATGCTCTTGATAATGTATATGTTCAAGATGCTGTTGATAACAGTAAGTACAATGGCTACGGTGATAAAATGCACAAAGCTCATAACGCTGAAGTATTCTTGGGAACACCAAGATACTACAACTTAGGACTAACTGTTAATTTCTAAGATGATACAATTGGGGGATTGAAATATATCCCCCTTTTTATCAAAAAGTGCTTGTATTTGTCATAAAAAATAGTTATATTATCATATCGAAAATAGGGAAGTTATAATCTAAATGTATCAAAATATATGGACAGAAAAGCGTGGTGGTAATCAAGTAGAGGTTCACCTTTGGGATGACAAAGCTGGTTATCAAAACTTTATATTTAAGAATTATGCTTATGTCAAAGATGGTGGTGGTCAATATCAATCCATCTATGGGGACAAACTAAAAAAGGTTACTTATTGGACAGAAGAAGACTTCACTACTGGTCGTGTATTTGAATCCGACATACCATTGGACACCAGAATACTTATTGATAGATATCCTGATTCTGATGATCAATCTGTAGACCATCGTATTTTGTATTATGATATTGAGGTAGAGGTTACCGATGGTTTTCCAGAACCAGCACAGGCTCCAAATAAGATTACATCCATAGCATTCCAAACATCACACGATGATAAGTCTTATGTTTATATCTTGGGTGATAGGAAAGATGAACAAAAGAGTGGTGCTTTGGTTAGGTTTTTTAAGAATGAGGCTGATCTACTTCAAGAGTTTTTAAGGTTTTGGATTGATTTGAAACCTACGATCATAAGTGGTTGGAATATAGATCAATTTGACACACCTTATTTATATAATAGAATTACAAAAGTATTTAATGAAGATTTTGCCAATGCTCTGTCTCCTATCCAACAGGTAAGATATAATCAGAATAAGAAGAAGTATAGGATTGCTGGTGTTAGTAGTTTGGATTATATCGAGTTATATAGAAAATTTACATTTGTTCAAAGATCAAGTTATCGTTTAGATTATATCGGTCAAATAGAAGTCAATATGGGTAAGGTTGAGTATGAGGGTACGCTTGATCAGTTATTAGAAAAGGATATTGATAAATTTATTGAATACAACTTAGTTGATGTAAAGATAGTTGTGGCATTGGAAAAGAAATTAAAATTAATTGATTTAGCTCAAGGTGTAGCTCATTTGGGTAGGATTCCTTATGAAGAGGTTTACTTTAGTTCTCGTTATATTGAAGGTGCTATGTTGACTTATTTGAGAAAACTCAACTTAGTTGCTCCAAGTAAAAGACATGATGCCAGTTATGATGATTCTGCTGGTAGGTTTAGTGGTGCTTATGTAAAAGATCCCAAATCAGGTAGATACGAGTGGGTTTATGATTTAGATTTAACATCTATGTATCCATCAACCATTATGACTCTGAACATATCACCCGAGACTAAGATTGGTAAACTTGCTGGTTGGGATGCAGAACAATTTATAAGAGAAGAACAAAAGAGTTATTCATTCTATCGTGGTAAAAAGAAAGTTCGTACATTCTCTACGGGTGAGTTAAAGGATTTCTTCAACAAGAATGAAGTATCAGTTGCTTCTAATGGTGTGGTTTATGACAAATCAAAACGAGGTATTATCCCAGCGATATTGGAGAAGTGGTTTGATGAAAGGGTTGAGTATAAGAATCTATCCAAGAAGTATGGTAAAGAGGGTAATGATGAATTACATGGTTATTTTAATCGTAGACAATATGTTCAGAAGATTCTTTTAAATAGTTTCTATGGTGTACTTGGTCTTACGGTATTTAGATTCTATGATATTGATAATGCCGAGGCTACCACCACCACAGGTGTTAAGTTGATTCAGTTCACAGAGAAGGTAACCAATAGTTATTATAATAAAATTTTAGGTACTAATGAGGATTACTGTATTTACACCGATACCGATTCAGTTTTCTATTCAGCACTACCGTTGGTTGAGAAGAGATATCCTGATGCTGATGTCAAGGATGATAAGTTTATGACGGAGCAGATACTTAATATTGCTTCAGAGGTGCAGGATTATATCAACAAGTCTTATGTTTACTTTGCTAAGAAATTCTTAAATATAGGGGGTGAACATAGGTTCGACATTAAACAAGAGGTTATTGCTAAGTCTGCCTTTTGGGTTACCAAGAAGAGATATGGTCAATGGATTATTAACGATGGTGGCTTGGAGTGTGAGAAGTTGGATGTAAAAGGATTGGATATTGTCAGAAGTTCATTCCCACCAGCATTTCGTGATTTTATGACAAAGGTATTGAAGGCTATCCTACATAATATTGATAAAAGTAGGATAGATGAGTTTATATTAGATTTTAAAAAGAGTTTGGACAAACATGAGATAGATACTATTGCTCTACCGAGTGGTGTAAAGGGTGTGAAGAAGTACAAAGGTACGAAGAGTAAGAAGAACATATTCTCACAGACCAAGAGTGGTACACCAGCTCATGTAAAGGCTTCCTTGGCATATAATGATCTGTTGGTTCATTTCAAGGCTAATCACCTTGAACCGATTAGAAATGCCAGCAAGATTAAGTGGGTTTATCTAAAGAATAACCCACTTCAATTAGATGCTTTGGCTTATAAGGGATACGATGATCCTAAAGAAGTTATAGATTTTATTGCTCAATATATTGATAGAGATAAGATTTTCAATAGAGCACTAAATAAAAAAATACAAATGTTCTACGATGCTTTGACATGGGATATGCCCGTGGATAAGATAAATAGTATAGAACGATTCTTTTAACATAAACAGGAGATGTAATGAATAAACTAACACTAAACACATTCATTCAGAAGTATAATCTTGGTGGAAATGTAAATTCCGTCAAGTGGACTTCCGATGGAACAAAACTTTCAACAAGATTTATATCAGGTGATAAGTCTTTGTTGGGTGTTCTTGAATTAGATAAACAAAGCCTGCCTACTTTTGAAGTTGGTGTATATGATACTGCACAATTACAAAAGATGTTAGGTGTATTGTTTGATAACATAGATTTAACTCTTACAGAAGTAGAGGGTAATCCGGTAGCATTTAGTATTAAAGATGCTAAGAAAAACATTTCATATGTACTGGCTGCTCTTGGTGTGATACCAGATGTTCCTGAGATGAAAACATTACCGACATTTGATACATTGGTAACTTTGGATGCTGAAATGATTGATTCATTTGTAAAGGGTAGTAGTGCCTTAGGTGATGTTGATCACTTCACTATAAAACCTACGAGTGATGGTGTTGAGTTTGTCATCGGTTATTCTGATATGAATTCAAATCGTATTAGTATGGGTGTGAAAAGTAGTGCTGTTAATATGGATAATGAAATGCATTTTAATGGTAAACTTTTTAGTCAAATACTTAGTTGTAACAGAGAGTGTTCAAAGGCTGAGGTACAGATTGCTAACACGGGTTTAGCTTATGTTGAGTTCAAAGTCGATGATTTTGTTGCGAAGTATTGGTTAGTAGCACAACAGGTATAGTATGAGTTCACACGGATTATGGGTTGAGAAATACCGACCACAAGATTTATCAACATACGTTGGTAATGAAAATCTTAAAACAAAAGTAGAGAGGTTCTTAGATGATGGAAATGTACCACATTTACTTCTATATGGCAGAGCTGGCGGTGGAAAGACCACACTTGCTAAAATTATTGTTAATCATGTTGATTGTGATTACCTCTACATTAATGCTTCGGATGAACGAAACATAGACTTAGTAAGAGACAAGCTCAAGACATTCGCTTCAACCGTTGGTTTTAAATCAACAAAGGTGGTGATATTGGATGAGGCAGATTACTTAAATCCAAACTCTGCTCAACCAGCATTGAGAAACCTTATGGAGACTTTTTCTGCTCATTGTCGATTCATCTTGACTTGTAATTATGTAGAAAAATTAATTGAACCAATTCAAAGTAGATGTCAAACTCACAAGATAGAACCACCGAGTAAGAAAGAAGTTGCTATACACTCTAAGAAAATCTTAGAACAAGAACAGATAACTTTTGACTTGGATGATTTGGGTGCTGTTGTAAAGGCATGTTATCCTGATATGAGAAAGGTTATTAATGAACTACAAAGGATGTCTATTGATGGTAAGTTGAGTATAGACAAGGATGGTTTGATTACCAATACTTTTAAAGATTCATTAATTGAATCTATTAAGAATGGAGAGAGTATATCTGCTATTCGTAAAATGGTTGCGGATAGTAATTTCACAGAGTACACCGAACTGTACAGACTTCTGTATGATGAGGTTGAGAGTTTTGGTGTAGAGAAGATGCCGGAGATCATAGCCGATATATCTAAGGGTTCGTATCAGGATGTGTTGGTTGTGGATAAAGAGATAAACTTTATCGCCACGGTATCAAGAATTCTTGGGAGAATATAATGAATATGAAACCACAAAAACCAATACCACAACCCAAAGGTCAACCACAGATTGATATAAAAAATGGCACAACCATGAGGTGTGAGAAGTGTAATAATCCTATCTTTATACAAGGGTATGTGATTAAGAAAGTATCAGCATTGGTATCACCTACGGGTCAAGAAGTTATAGCACCTGTTCAAGTTTTCAATTGTGGAAACTGTGGACATATGTTGGACTTAGGTGGGGGAATGGATGAACTTATTTAGTTGGATAAGTGAACTTTTTGTCGGTAAACGAGATTGGAATACTTTCTCTGATGCCGACAAGAAGACATTTTCACCATTTATGATAATTCGTTATTTGAGTATGGGTAAGGATTTCCTACCATTAGTTAATCACATGCAGAATTATGTTATCGAAGATATGCCACACAAAGCTGTTTATCAGTTTTGGTGTGGTGTGTTACCTAAGAAGAAAACATATCTAAAATACATCAAGGGTAAGAAGGATAAGTATAACAAAGAGGTTCTTGATTATTTAGTCAAATACTTTGAGGTCAGTAGACTACAGGCATCAGAGTATATTGGACTATTAAGTAAAGAAAACTTAATTAATATATTAAAGGAATATGGTAAAACAGATAAAGAAATAAAGAAGTTGATTAGATGAACAAATTATTAATGGCAATATTATTTTCAGCATGTGGTCAAATCATATCATGGTTTCACATGCAAGGTCAGTTTAAATACGAATGGGCTAGAAGTTGGTGGTGGATTATTCTAGGTGGAATACCAATCAGTATATTCTTTTATTTTAGCACCAGATGGATGTATGAATACTTTGGAAACTATTGGTATGTACGTCCAATTGGTTTTGGGTTATCCACATTTATATTTGGTTCATTAACATGGTTGATATTACATGAAATACCTGATACAAAAACAATAATAAGCTTGCTTTTGGGTGTTATTATTGTTATATTACAACTGTCAAAATAGGAATATAATTATGAATATAAAAGAAACAGATTTAACCACATCAAAGTCATCGGATGAGATCATATCTCAGATGGAAACAGAGTGGCCTTTGATGACCAAAGAGTTTAAAAAATTACAGAGGGAACAATATGAGTTGTTTCTTCATAAACAACATGATTACGGTCCAGGTAATATATCGGTTGGTACACAACTACAGACGCCTGAAGAGGTCAAGTTATCTCTAACTGGTCTTTGGTTTCGTATGAATGATAAATTACAAAGAGTGAAAACTCTACTGATGAACAACAGAGAGTCAGCTGTAAAAGATGAACCATTAGAAGATGCTTACTTAGATGTGAGTAACTACGGTATCATGGCTACGATTGTTAAAAAAGGATTATGGGGTAAGTAATTGAAATCATTATCACATTCACAGTTCAGCGCTTACAACGAGTGTAATCTAAAGTGGAAGTTAAGATACATAGATAAGCTCAGTAAGTCAAGTGGTAGCATACACACGATATTCGGTTCTGCTATGCACACCACGATACAGGCTTATCTAACAGAGATGTACGGTACTTCCATCGTGGCTGCCGAGGCTCTGAACTTAGAGGATATGTTGAAGACCGAGATGGTCAAGGAGTTCACACAGATACGAGAGAAGCATAATGTTGATGTGTGTAATCAGAAAGACCTCACGGAGTTCTACGAGGATGGTGTGGCTATCATAGATCACTTTAAGAAACATCGTGGTAAATACTTTATGAAGAAGAACTACGAGTTGGTTGGTATTGAGCTACCTATCTTTATGAAGTTACAGGAAGGCGTGGAGTTCAGAAGTTATCTCGATGTGGTGATTAGGAATAAGATTAGTGGTGCTATCAAGATAATTGATCTAAAGACATCCACTCGTAGTTGGACAGACTTTCACAAGAAGAATTTCTATAAGACATCTCAGTTAGTTCTGTACAAACAAAAGTATTCAGAGGCATATGGCATACCATTGGATAAGATAACCGTGGAGTTCCTAATACTAAAGAGAAAGATTGCTAAGAATAGTGATTTCCCTATTAGTAGACTTCAAAGGTTTGAACCTGCTAATGGTAAACCAACTGTAAATAAAGTAGACAAGGCTTTCACAGAGTTCCGTGAATTGATACTTGATTCCAAAGGAGATTATAAAACTGATAGAAACTACAATGCCTCACCAGGTAGGGCTTGTACATTCTGTGAGTTTCTAAACACGGAGCATTGTAAATGGGGAAAGAAACTCTAAGGGTTGCTATAGTTGGTAGTCGGAAGTATGAGAACCGACAGAAGATAAAAAAATTTATATTCAAGTTAAAGAACGAGAAAGGTGCTGATACAATAATAGTTAGTGG